CTGTGGGGCCAGCAGGACCTGTTGCGCCTACATCCCCAGTCTCACCTTGGGGGCCAGTAGCGCCTGTGGGGCCAGCAGGACCTGTTGCGCCTACATCCCCAGTCTCGCCCTGGGGCCCAGTTGCGCCCGTAGGGCCAGCAGGGCCAGTGGCTCCTACCGCTCCAGTTTCGCCCTGGGGCCCAGTTGCGCCCGTGGGGCCAGCGGGGCCAGTGGCTCCTACCGCTCCAGTTTCGCCAGTAGATCCAGTCGCCCCAGTTGCCCCGGTAGCGCCGGCCGGTCCAGTGGCTCCGGTGGAGCCAGTTGCCCCAGTTGCGCCTGTAGCGCCTGTAGCGCCTGTAACACCTGTCGGACCAGTTGGCCCGGTTGCACCAGTCTCTCCAATTAAGTTAGATGCAATCGTGGTTACAATGTTTGATTGCGTATTATTGCGCAGTTCAATCGTCAGATTTTTTGCTGTGCCCGTTGCTTGAGCATAGATAACTACTTGAATTCTGCTACTTATACTTGCGAGAGTGTAAGTATCAACATACAGACTTGAAATGTAGACATTCTGCGCTGTATCAATTGGGATTCCAGAACTAGAACTGCCAGCCTTGATTGTGTCAATAACAGTTACCCCGTCTGCCTCCACCTCAACAACATCGAACCAGTAAACAAGATTACCGGTACCACCAGATGACCTTAAGGCATAAAGAGTCGTCGCCCATAGGCCTGGGATGATTGCGGTCGTTAGAAGCGCATCAGCCTCTGTCGTGAATTTTGCAATAGTAATTGGAGATGTTGAAATACTGTTTGTAACTATTGTTGTCTGGGTGCCAGTGTTTGGTAAGAGCAGTAATGCTCCAGTGGGTTCAGTAAACGGAACAGTCTGCGTGACGCTCGCACTATCAAGATAGAAAACTGTTCCCGATGAAACTCCGTTAATGCCGGCAGGTCCAGTAGCCCCTGTCGGTCCAGTTGGCCCCTGAGGCCCAACAAACTCTGCTATTTGATTAGAGCTATTCTTATAAAATAGTTTACCATCAGCGGAGTTAAGTGCAAGCTCTCCGGATTCAAGAGAGTTAGGAGTGGACCCAGTCAGAGACGAATGTTTTATTTTTATAACATTACTCATTTTGACTCCACTTTACGTCCTTAAACGTTTTTAATTATAACAAAAACGCTTAGAATGTTCCACCATCAACAACAAAACCACTTAAGGTGCTGGAATTTCCATAGAGAGCACCTGATATGCCAACTCCACCGGTGACCACCAAGGTTCCAGTTGTGTAAGAGCTTGATGCAGTGTTAGCAGTTAGTGTTGTTGCTCCACTTGCTGTAAGGGTCGTAAATGCAGCAGTACTGGGATTTGTTGAACCAATGCTTGAATTACTTATTGTTTTATTTGAAATATTTTCTGATCCAGCTAAGGTTGCAAGAGTTCCAGTGGTTGGAAGGGTTACGTTTGTTGCGCCAGTAAGGGTTAGGATTGCTGCGTGGGCGCCCGAGGTTTCAAAGTTACCACCAAGAGTGATTGTCTTTGAACCGTTATTAACTCCTGTTCCACCATAGGTTGGACCAACAAGGGTGCCTTGCCAAACTCCTGTGCTAATCGTGCCAAGAGTCGTAATGCTTGATTGGCCAACATAGGTTGAAGCTATATCAACTGCATCGGAACCTACTGTAATTCTGTCAGCGGTACCACCTACTGCAAGAACGCCTGTTGCATATGTTAGGCCGTTGCCAGCAAGGCTTGACTTAAGCTGCAGCGAATCAGATACAATTTCAATTCCACCATCTGTGGCTACTTTTACAAAGAACTCTGTACCAGTAAGCCCCAATCCATTGCCAGCACCGTAGGCTCCACCACCTGCAAATTGAATCCAGTCTTGGCCACTAAAGTCTGTTATATAGTGATCGTTCTGTACCCATGCGGTATCTGAGTATGTGGTACCTTCCATAACAAAGACAGCTGCACCAATAAGTTCAGTGTAAACATCTGCATCTGTTGCTCTGACCAATGTGTATGATCCTGCATCTTCTGTGTAGACGTAGATGCCATTTTGCGAATTAGTGCTCTGATTGATAAGAAGGATTCTGTATCCCTCATCTGCTGCAACGAGTGCATCATGTCCATCAATTTCAAGAGTTCCATCAGTACCAGTTAGCGCAACGTTTGTTGCTGCTAATAGGTTTACAGAAGACTTCCAGTCAAGACCAGTAATCTTATTGTCGACGTAGTACTTTGTTGCTGCGTCAGTGTCATTTACTGGCTCTGAAAGACCAGTAATTCTTGAGGAGGCTACGTCTACAGATCCAGTACCATTGGGGCTAAGAACTATATTCCCATTGGAATCCGTTGAAGTTATAGTATTACCGTTAAAATTAAGATTATCAACGGTAAGCTCTGTGATTCCAGCTAGGGATGTTGTGGTTGCGCCAAGAGTTAAAGTGCTTGAACCAAGAGTAATAGTTGAGTTTGCAAGTTCTGCGTTTGCAATACCGCCGTCTTTAATGGTTACGGCACCGGACGCTACTGCAAAATTATCAGAACTAAATGAGGCTATACCCTTATTTGAGGTAGTTGCATCTTCTCCTGAAATGGTTATTGTATTATTTGTTACTGCGGTGTCTATTCCTTCGCCACCACTAAAACTTAAGGTGTCAGTACCCAGAGTTACAGCATCTGCCGTTCCAGTGTCTGCACCAACTGTTAGCACAGTTGAAATTGATGATGTTGTAACTGCGGTAACAAGACCCTTACCATTGACTGTAATTACCGGGACTGCAGTAGAAGATCCAAAAGATCCTGTATTTGAGTTTACTGTATCAAGAGTTACTTCTATGCTTGTGCTACCGAGATTGGTCATTGTGGCGCTGCCGTCAACGTCACCAGTAATTGTTATTGTTGGATCATTGACGTTAAAGTTAAGTTTGCCGTTTTCGTCATCGTACTCAACAGATATGCCTGACTCCGTATTAGTTGAGACCATTCCGCCAACAATATCTTGAACTGCTTCAGTAAAGTCATTTACTTGAGTTGAAGGAATTGATATATTGGTGCTGCCAGCAGCGGTCAAGCGACCTTGCGCGTCGACGGTGAAAGTTCCGACTGCTGTTGCTGAGCCATATGAGCCTGCAGAAACTGCTGTATTATCAAGATTAATTGTTACCGTATTTGTAGTCATGGCCGAGGAAAGGCCAGTTCCACCTGAAATAGTAAAAGTTTCCGCATCAGTTATTTCTTGAGCTGTACCTGAATCACCGGCAGCAGTAAATGAATAAATTGATGTAGTTATTGCACCATCTACATAGGCGGTTGTTGCAACTTTTGTGCTGTTGTCTCCAGCTGTTTGTGTAGTTGCAGTAGCTGAAGAGCCCAGAGCAACTGTTCCAGAAAAGGTTTTATTTCCAGATATTGTTTGACTACCGCTTAAATTGACGAAAGAACCATCTCCACCTATGGCAATAACGCTCGTTGCGCTTCCTCCTGCGCCACCTGTACCCTTGCCATAGTAGAGTGTATTATTAACTTCGTTAAAAGCTAGCTCTGCATTTTCTAGACTGGAGGGCGCGCCAGAATCGCCTGTAGCCCTTCTTTTAATTCTAATTGTATTTGCCATTTTAGAAGTTTCCTCCGTCAACTAAATTTTCTTCTGAATAGTTCACCCATTGGGTGCCATTGTACCTTAAAACATCTCCGCTATTCGTTAAGTTAATAGTAACGTCTGTTAAACCATTTAATGTTGACTGAGAAGATATTTGTGTTTCTGCGTTGATTATTCTGTCTTTAACCGTAAGATGAGATCCAGCTGGATTTATGCCCAAAACAGTTTGCATAGCTTCTACCGCATCGTTTAAATTTGAGTGCTGCTGAGCGTGAGGGACTGTGGCGGAGTTTAAAGTATCTGATGCTGTTGGGTTTACAAAATTGTCTAATGAAGATGGATAATTGGTAGCCATTTTTCTCCTATAGTGAAATTATTTTATTTTGGTCATTGTTCCAAATTATTGTAACTGGAGCATTTGTTGAAGTTCCAGCAAAAGGAATTCCAGGCGAGTTATCTATATAAAACAAAAGTCTTGACTGAGATGCTGTTGCTCCAACCTGGTAGAACACAATAGCGTTAAAAGCTTGCCCACTATAGTCTGATATCGTAACGTCGTCAGCATCTATTGTTCCAAGTGTGTTTGTTAAATTTTGAACTGGGTGATAGTTTTTTTTAATTGCAGACTCTGGAATATCTGAAACAAATTGGTGCACATTTTGTTGCGGAGTATAGTTAGAAGTATTTAATAAAAGTATTCCAAAACTATTAGAGGAAATATCAAATTCTCCGTTAAACAAAGCTTCCTTTGCTTTTCCGTAGATAAAATTAGCCACTTTATATTCCTATATCTTTTGAAACAATTATTCTGTACTTATAACCTGACTCAAAGTAGTTTGCGCCATTTGTGTAATAAACGGGCGTTGCGTCGTCAGAAGGAAAATCAACATAAACTTCTGGCTTCCAAGAGTGCATAGAGACTCTTGTTGATATATTTTCCCACCTAGAGGGTGCAATCTGAATTTTTTTTCTTTGAGCTTTGAAAAAAGAACTATTTAAAAAGTTAGAAGCTGGCCTTGAACTAAAGGTGATTGTTACCCTGCCATTGTTATAGTCGTTATCAATATAAAAATCGCCATTACTTGGATCTACGTTAGCTATATAAAAATTGGGATTTTTAGCTATTATTTGATAGCTCGTATAGGCATCTTGTTTTATTGAGTGATCTTCAATGTATACTTCTTGAATATCTGGAACTCTAATTGATGAAAACGCAGCTGGGGTAGCGTCGTCTGTTTTGGTAAAAAGAACTTGCTCTTCAGCTATTAATTCGTTTGCTGCATCCAGGAAACCAACAACTCTAATTACATAAGAAGTATTTGGCTGAAGAGTATTATCCCAGTATAGGGTTAAAGTTCTTGAAATTTGATTGTAATCACTGACCGTATTGATTGTTTTAAATGGATTTGAAACCACAACAGGCGTTGCGGCGTTAGTCTGAACAATAAAGTTATTATTGACTAGACTTGATATTTTGATTGTTCTTCCAAATTTAAGAACAACAGTATTTAAATCAACTTGTGCGTGATCAAGAAGGTTAAGCGCCACTTCATTCTCCTAATAATCTTATATAGAAATTAGTAACAACTTTTTTGATGAAAAGCAATAGGGGGAGAGCGGAAACCCACTCTCCCCCCACCACAAGGGTATGCGTAACTATAACTACCCTAAGGTCAGACAGAAACCTCGTTGTAGGTCTGGATCTCGTAGTTACGAGCCAGGTTAACATTCTTGGCTACTGTAATACCTTCACCGTCACCGAGCATTACGATGTCGTAGCGCTCCTTCATCTTCATTTGACGGATGTCACGGCTTGGCTCATCAAATTGATCAGTGCTCATGTCATCCTTGACGAGGAGTGCTCCAACTTCGTTCCTGTCAATGAGGAAGATGTCGGACTTGGCTGGGGTTGCACCGCTCTTTGCAGTAAAGCTTACGAATGGTGAAACAAGTACGTTCAGACCCATTGGTGCAGTTGCGTTGAGAGCTGCATCGGGGTTCTGAGGACGATATCCCCAGCTGGTGTTAACAGCTGAAGCTGCACCGCCCATGTGGAAAACAGCATCCTTAAGGAATACTGACCACATTAGTGGGTGAAGGATAAAGTCGGTTGGTACGTGCTTTTCAGCCATAAGTACAGCAGCCATGTCAATGACGTCATCCCAACGGATGGTCTTGTTGTAGGCACCGTCGATACCACGACCGCTGGTGTCGTCGTATCCTGCGTCATCATTGTCAAAGACGATGGTGGCTGCATCCTTAAAGCGGCTGAGAGCAATCTGCTCCTTGAGACGTGCCATGGCACGACCAGCGGCTCTTACGTGAAGGCCAACAATGTCCCAAAGTGAATCGGCAATTACCTCTTCGGTGAATGAAAGCTTGACACCCTTTTTGGATACCTTGCCCTCAATCTGCTTTGCAAAGGCGAGTGCCTGCTCTGGGTACTCCTGACCTTCTGGAATCTCGGCTGCTTGAATTGCATTGACTGCTGGGAACTCAAGCGAACGTCCCTTTCCTAGGCGCACTACTGAAAGTAGTGGAGTAACTAGTAGCTGTGGCTCTGCGGCCTCTCTTAGTGTACGAGAAATAACCTTTGGGAAGAGTGCGGCAGCGTCGGCTGAAGCAAAGGCTTCCTTGATAGTTACTCTGTTGTTCTCATCAATGTTTCCGTCCTCGGCCAGCGCGGTTTCCCAAGCTGGGAGACCCGAGAGGAGCTCTTGGATTGTCTTGCTCATCTTAGGATTAATCCTCCTGTTGTTATTTCTTTTTTATTTATCAGAGCGTTAGATTGACACGGAATGCGCCAATTACGTTGTTTACATCCAGGTTGGAACGGATACCAAGCTTGCCAGAGAAAGAGCCTGAGCGGGTAAGCTCAAACACTGTCTTCAGCGCACCTGGATCTGAAGGAAGCTGCATGTAGGAAAGTAGACCATCATCAAAGTTGGTTGCAAACTTTTCTACCTCGACTACCTTACCAACCTGGAGGTAAGCGTAGACTGCACTGCTATTGTAGAAGTCAGATGCAGCTGCCAGAACTGGACGACCAAGGCCATCGGCACGAACGACGCTACCTACGGTAACGTCATTGTTGACGCCATTGACCATTGGGTACTCAACATAGCCATGGGTGATGAACCCAGCGCCCTGTGAGGTGCCCTTGTCAAAGGGACGATAGAGGTCGTACTGAGCGACGCCAATCGGAATTGATCTTGCGGGAACTGTAACGGTGTCAGTTGCGCCAGAGCTATATGCTGGGGTTGCTCCATCTAGTGGATCCCAGGTGGTTGGCATGTTGTCACCCCAAGTAACTGATGAAGAGGTTCCGTTAGCAGGAACCACTCTTGCGTCACCATTGGCGTCGGCCACTACTGAAAGAACGGTTCCCTTGGGGATTACGATCTCAAAACGATCATCCTCATTGTCAGTGTACCAGGTTGGAAGACCTGGATGGGGAAGAAGGTAAGCTGCAGGAGCGATGCCCTCTGAAACTACTAGGCGACCGGAACCTGTCTTGCCGCCAACCTTACGAAACTTTGCTAAACTCATTTAAGTGTCTCCTTAATATTATTATTTTTAAAATTAGAGCTTACGACGGCCCATTAGTGCATCTACAAAGATTTGCTCTGGAGTGCGAACCTCTTCTTCTTCTCTGACTTCTTCTGCGTCAAGGGTGATTACATTGTCCTCACCCTCAATTGCATTTACATCAGATGACATCTCTGGCATTGGGGCCTTTGATGATTTAGCTACTGGCATTCTTGCCAGATCTCTGAGAGAATCTGCAAGAGAAGAAGCGCTACGCTTTGAGTGCTCCTCAATGAGATCTTCTCTGTCCTGGTGATTTTCAACACCAGCAGCTATCTTAGTGTCCACTACTCTTTCTGCTAGAGTTCTGTGTAGTGCATTCTTGAGTTTTGTATTCTCTTGTTCAAGAAGCTGAACTTTTTCATTTAACTCTTCAGCTTTTTGCTCAGAAGCGCTATCGTTGCTAGTGAGCTCTGCTGTTGAGCTGTCTGCCTCTTTGCTCTCTCCCTCAGTTACCTTTGGGGTAGAAACAATTTCTCTCCATGACTCGTCTGCAGGCTCGCCTGCTTCCATGCCGAGAGAAGATCTAAGCTGCCAAGACCACTTCTTGTGCATTCCGTCACGAGCTGCCATGAGGTCTGCAGTGCCCTGTGCATTTACTGCATCACAAGCTGCAAATGCAGCTAGAATGGTTTCGTTAAGCATTTCGTTCTTTCTAAGAAGATCCTCAGTGAGGGATCTTGCGTCTGAGCTGGTTGCATCATCCTTGAAGGCAGCGTTCATAACCATGCTTGTAAGGTTTTCTACCATAACGTTCATCTTACGAATCTCTTCTGCGATGTCGTCTACTGAACCAAAGATGTCGCTGTAAATAGCACCAAATAGGGCATGATACTGTTCAAAGTCTACCCCAACAACATTCCAGTGCGCTCTTTGGGCCGCAATACCTAGAACAATGGCTTCATTAAGAACCTTCTGTACAGCTGCTGCAGCTGATGATGTGTCTGCTTCAACAATTTCTTGAGAAGCCTCTTCGGAAACTTTTTCTTCAACTTCCTCATCAGAAGCTTCTGCCTCGGGCTCTTCAGCGACCTTATCTTCTCCAGCGGCTGTGTCTTCACCGTCTTTTGCTGGCTCTTCTTTTGCTGGCTCTTCCTCATCGGCTCCCTCAGAAATAGAAGCCGCAATTGCCGATAGATCTTCGCTAAGACCCTCAATTGCTGCTAGGACGTCGTCCTGCTGAGCGTCATTTTTCATATTAGAATTCTCCTGATAGATGTCATCTTTTTCATTCTTATGTGATAGTAATGAACTATCATCATATTTATACTTTTCACTCTCTTGCACGGCGCAGGCGCTTAGGAAAGCTCCCTTTAGATGAAGATAAAGAGGCTTTGATTCCTTTTTTTTCATTGAGCTTAATACTGACTGATTTTCCTCAATTGAGACTATATCCTCTTTGTCCATATGCAGTACGAATGCAGAGCTCTTTGCCACCCATTCGCTGTCAGCAGTTGCCATAGACTTATCGTCTCCAGACTTTATGCCTCTAATACTTGACTTAGAGTCAGCTGGTTGGTTAACAAAAGAGTATTCTTTAAATGCAATATCCTGCATGTCTACGTAAGCGAGCTTGCCTTTGTAAACTTGTCCTCTCTTGAACCTTGAAACTGGTGGTTTACCACTCTCTGTTACTCTTGCAAGGTCTTCGCCAGAAATTGAACAAATTGCTTTGCCGGCCCTTCCGCCAACAGAGCCAGTAAGATATCTTTTATCTTTAATCTTTTCAATTGCTAATGGATCGGTAATTGCAACTTGCAGCCTTACAAAAGCTGAGCCATCTTCCTCTTTGTCCATCCTTGCAGCCATTACTCGACCAAGTGGCTCTGAATTAAGATCGTGATTTAAAATAATAGGCTTGGGATATGGTTCAACCCAAGATTGAAGAGCTTTCTCTAGCTCAGCTGCTGAATAGTTGTTGTAGTTTCCGTGTTAAACCCTCATGTATGGCTGCAACCTCAATGATCAAGCCTTGGCTAGAATTAACGGCTTCTCCAAAGGAAAAGTCAGTTTTTGAAAAATCTGGAAGTACAAGTGTAAAATTTTCTACAAAATCAAAAGCCATGAGCTTCTCCAAATAAAAGTGTAGTGTGTATCATATATAGTAATTTTTCTTTTATAACATTAAACAATTTTATATAAATATATCATATCTTTGCTGAGTTTTCAAAAATAACCTTTTCCCTAGGGTCACCGGTTTTTGTAAACTCAATTAACATCTCTTCATGCATTATGTGAGGAGTGTATATGTATGAGGCGCAGTAGAGTCTTTTGCCTGCTCTTTTTGCGGCTTGGCACCAGCCAAGGTCCTCTCCCTGTATGTGAAACTCATAATTAACTGATTTATATGTGTCTTTTGACATCATTTTTGCTGCCATGATTATGTCGGCTTCAAAAAAAGATCCCAGAGGATAGGAGTCTGCCCTGTGCGCCCTATTGTTCTCATCATTATTCCATGTCATGACTGAGGGGAACTTAGTATCAAAAGGCGTCATAAACATAAGCGTGTTGACTGCGTCTGCACCCTCATCAACATGTTTCATCAACAACTCTAATGTGTTTGGATTCTTTATCAGAATATCTGAATCCAAGCTAAAATAATAATCAGGTTGAATTTCTCTTACTCTTTTTAATAGAGAGTTTCTTAAATTTATCATGTTATGATATTTAGACATAGTCCACTGTCTAGAGCCTTTTTCATGCTCGAAATGAGGAATATCAGATCTATCATTTATTTCAAAAAGTGGAATTTCTGGATGAAGTGATTTCCACTTTAAAATAATATCTTTTGTCTCAATATCATTTGGCGATGTTTCAAAAACGAAACCAATGTTAGAAAGACTAATTGACTGCCTTTCCATGCAAGCGGCCCAGAAAGGAAAAATCCAACTTCTTTTATAGATTGGACAACCTATTACTAACTTCATCACTTAGGTGCAGTAACTGTTTCTGTCTTCTCTTCTTGAGCCTTCTTTGCTGGCTCTTTTTTTTCTTTTATAGGAGCCGACTCCTTGGCTGCTTCTTCTACAGCAGAAGGTGCGGGCACCTCTGCTGCTGCTGCTGTTGCTGAAGTATCATCATCTTCATCATCTCCAAGTGCGGCGTCAAAAATCTCCATGATGCCGTCAACTATTTCTGTCATTATCTGGAGAGCAAGTCTAACCTGCCCATTTGCAACTGCGGTTTTAAAACCCTCTACTGCATCTTCCTCTAAAAGATACTGGCTAGAGATCTCCGACTTTATCATTATGCTCATTATTATCCTCGTTTACTTTTTTATCTTTTAAAACATTTTCGTCTTCAGCTATTTGAACATTATACTGATCTTGCAACAAGCTTTCAACTACACCAATCCAAGATGTGTCTGATCTCTTAATGTCAGGGGATGTTACTCTTCCTTGTTGGTTTTGTGGGCGGATAACATTGCCTGGACCCCTTCTTGAAGAGGGAGCGTTTCTTTGACCCTTTTTGGCTGGCTCTTGCTTGTCTCCGTCCATCACAACGTCTTTCATTTGAGGTTGGGCTGGAGGATTAATCTTTGCTTGGGCTTTTGCTTGAGCAACGGCGCTATCTGCTTGTATTTTGGCCTGAATTGCCGAGAACATGTTCTCTGTATCAATCTCAGGGTCTTCTCCGAGCTTTAGTCTGGCTTCGTCAAGAGTTATTAAAGAGTTGACATACTTTTGAATAATGTGAGTTTCTTTTTTTACTTGAGTGTCAACGTCAATTTCATGAAATTTAAAGTAGCACCTATCGGACATATCGTTTTCAATTGGATTAACAAGTGGATCAAAACCACCCTCAAAAAGGAGTTCATTTAAGATGTTTACCCTAATCATCTCAGCAAACTTTTTTTGATAGGTTTTAATCTTGTCATAAAGAGCCGTGTCCAATCTTTCTGTTACAGCTCTGTTGCCACCATTAAAGGTCATACCTATGTGGTGAGGAGCAACACCAAGTCCTATGGCAACTCTTTCCTTAAAGTGGTCCAGATATGATGTTGCGTCCATTGCCTGATTGCCAGTTCCTATGACTTCAACGTCGTGTCTATATGGAAGAATTAATCCACCTTCAGATCTAAGAGCCTCAATTTCCATTGCAGCCTGATCAATTTCCTCAGGCTCAGCTGGTTGATCTGCTGTTCCAATTCTATATTTGTAAAGAGGAAATAATTCTCTGTGAACAAGATTTTGAATATCCTCTTCCATCTGCCTAAGTGCGACTACGTCATCAAGAACGTTGGAAAGGAAAGGAGTACCGAAAGCTCTACCAGGCTTTCTGTCAAAGTGTAGATGGATTACTTTCTCTGCATCCCATCTTGGGTCTCTATCGGTAGGCGCATAGGTTAGCGGGTTAGTTCTCTGAAGGAATGCTTTTGCTTTGTTATGCTTATCTCTAAGAATTCTTGTTTGTTCAGTAGGGATAATATAATAACCAACTATGGGCTGACTTGCTCCAACAGGATTTAGTGCTTTTGGAAAATATTCAGAAAGATCCGCTCTTGCCTTGACGATAAAAACATTTGAAAATTTAAACAGCTGATCAGAAAGCTCATAAAGAAATTCAAGAAAAGACTTCTTCATAGCTATTTCCATATAGTCTATGCGCTGATAAAGATAGGCAACGGCTTCTTGATTTTCTCCGACTATTTGCCAGCCCTCTTTCCAGAATAATTCCTGATATTTAGATATAGCTTGCTTTACATAAGAGTCGGTATCAATTGCCTGAATAATTCTATCAAAATCATAAGGAGCTGGCTCAAAGTTTGTCCTATTAGTGTAATAATAATTAACACCACGATAACCAAGTGCAAGGGCTGCAACCCTCATTGACCTAGACAATGACCTGATCTGATCCGTGTCAAGGGTAGCTTCTTCTATGGAGACATTATTTGAAAATGGCAAAAATTTTCTTAGTGGCATAACTTTCCTGCTTTAGGGTCCAAAATATATCTCTATAGTAGTCAAACAATTACAGTAAAACTAATATCAGCTGTTTTCGTTTACCTGCTCAAAAGCCTTATTTATTATAATTGACTTGATTGATTCAAGCCAAAAAACGGTTTCAGGCTCAGAAAAGTCGCTTTTATAAGAGATATTTGACTTTGTGATCTTAATATTAATATTAAACTCTTTTTGATCCAAAAGATTAACTGTTTCCTCGGACATTATTGCTCCTCTTTTTTAGTGTTTTTTGCTTTTTTTGTTTCTTCAATAAGAATGGTTAATTGCTTTATGGTGGCTTCTTTGACAATAATTTCTGTCATAAGTTGATTAATTTTTTCTTGAAAAGATTGTATAATCAAATTAGCGTCTAGATTAGGCTCTTGTGGCTGCATTTAAAACTCCGTTTAAATTTATTTAATGCAGTATTATATCAGACGAGATTCAAGTTCCGCAACCTTTGTAGCAAGGTCTTGTATAACCTTAAGCATTGCGGGAATTAAAACTTTGTCATAGAAGTTTTCTGGCCTACCTTCTTCATCGTACAAACACGCAACTGGATACTTCTCGTGAACATCTTCCGCCAAAAGACCAATCAGAGTTTTTCCTTCTATACTGTCTCCTGCTCCTATAATTCCTGGTTTATAGTTAAATTGAACTACAGAAAGGTCAAGTATTTTAGACGGATCAAGATTTTCAGAAAATGTTTCTACAATATTTTCTTTATACCTTCTAGATGATGAAGTTGACTTGCCCAATGTTCCGCCAAAGGTAGAGGAAGACCATGCGGCGTTTGTAGAATAAGAAAGTATATTGCCGCCGGATGAGGACCTAAAATATCCATTAGTTGTTAAGCTGGAATTAATATCCACTCCACCGTTAAATATTGAGAAGCCATTAAATGTTGTAGAGCCAGAAAAGGTAAGGCTTCCGCTTGCACTATCAGTAGCGTCTGACCTAAGGAAAGAGCTGGCCTGAACTCCGTCTAATAGGTCAGCATTTAGGCCAGAACCAGAACCATCATTTCCTGCATGCCAGAATTTTTCAGATGTGTATCCTGTTGCATTATTTATTTTTACGGCACCGTCTCCTCTTACTGCAAGAATTGAATCTCCTACAGCATTGCACGCAACCAAGCTAAAAGAAGAGCTTGTGCTTGCATCAGAGTTTATCCTTATTGCCCCAGTTCCGCTTGCGTTATTCACATAAAGGTTTCCAGTTATTTTTGTGTTGGTACTTATGCTTACTATTTCGGTTGTTCCTGACCAAGCTTGAAAACCTGTTCCATCCAATTTCCAAGAGGACCCTGAAGGTTGGGGAACTGTGGTGTGTGATTGCAAAAGTTTTGCGTAAATATTTCCATTAGCTGTTATGTTTGCAGTTGAGCTCATGTTTCCAGCTACCGTAAGGCTTCCTGAGGTTGTCATGTTTCCATTTGTTAAAACTTCAACACCTCCACCTCCCATTATGACTCTGCCGTCAGTGTAGACCCTAAACGGAGGAGTGTTAGATACTCCATCTTTTCCTGCAAAGAATGCAACATCGTCAAGACCAGGAATAGTTTCAATCACTCCACCAGAAGAAACGCCAACTGCTCCAGTTGGCGTTATAGAAGTTAAGCTGTGTTGATCAATAGAGAATCCACCAATTTTTCCAGAGATTGCATCTATGCTTCCGCCAAGCGTAATTGCTGATTCGCTTTGATCCCAGCTTAAATAGTTTGGTGAACTGCCTAACTGAAAATCTCCATCTGTGTGCCAGTATCCAGCTGAACCAACCGCAAGTCCTGCTTTACCGCCACCTAAGTCATTAGAGATTCTCAAAATACTAGGTGCTGAACCAACTGTGATTGCGTTTGCTGCCAAGCCAACGTTTGGCACGATTGTTACACCTGAACCTATCGTTACTCCAGTATTTGTATCATATGTTATTCCAGATGATCCACCTAAACTAAATTGTCCGTCCCCTCTAATGAACCAACCAACTGGAGTTGCATCAGAAAAATCATAAATAGTTGACTTGATCATTGAGTTTGCACCAGACATGTTGATCGTTGCAGACTGAATTTCTCCAGATGTAATTTTGCCTGCAGTCAAGCTTGCAATAAATTGATCTTCTATAAGATCAAGATCTCCAGAACCAACGAGATTGGACCAAGAAGCGCTTGGAGCGCCTGAAGTATTTATTGCCCTTACTCTAGCCCAATACTGTCTATTTTCTTCTGTTGTAGAGTTGCTAACAGATACTGTAAAAACATTTGCTGTATGAGTTCCAGAAATAATCTCGCCAGTTGATGGAGAAGGAATATTGTTGAGTGGCATGTTGGTGCCAGTTGGCTCATCGTATATTTGATATTCGTAATATTGAATATCAATATCGTTTACTGGATCAAACTTAAGTATTACTGTTTGAAAATTTGAGGCAACGACTAAACCGGTAACGTTAGAGGGAATTGAGTCTGAGGCTGGAACTTTTACTCTGATTGTTTCAGTTAAATTATCACTTGCAACGACTTCTGCGTTTTTTGGCTTTACGGTAAACAGATAGTTTGTGTCTGGTTTTAATCCAGATATTGTCTTTCTTATCCTTGCCATTATCTTATAACTCCGGTGCTTAAAAATGCTATATCTTCATAAATTTCTTCTGGATTTATTGACAGTCCAAAGTTTTTTCCAAAAGCGTATTTTGTTACAACAATATCTTTTCCAGAACTTGATATGTTGCTTTCATTAAGTATTTCGATTTCAAACATATACGATGTATAAAGAACAGACTTTCTGTCTATAGTTGCACTGTCTTCTTCAGATTCACTGTAGCCAGACTGTTGATTGTCAACATTTTCATCTTCTACAGGTTCTTCTGCGGCGAAGAGGGTAACTACATTCTCTAGATCAATTTCATAAATAATTTGATCCTCAATTAAATTAGACGAATAAAAATCAATTGCATCTTGCTTAACGAGTGATTGGCCCGTATTTGATATCGATGTTTTAATAATTTTAATTGAAGCCTTTCCACCGCTTGACTGTTTTGTTCCATAGACTCTGAGCAGTGGTCCATCAAATCTTCCGATAACTTTATTTCCAGGAACGTTACTGGTATTGTTTTCCCAAGTTCCCGAAGAAGAAATATAGCTAATAGTAGCTACTCTTTCATTTTCGCTACCAGGTAAAACTACATTTGAAAACTTATTAATAACCTTTGGTCCAGTGCCGGTTTCTTGAGCGATAAAGTTTGAACCTGTTCCAATGGTGGTTTGCACATAGTTCTGGCCAACTTTTTGTATATACTGAATATTATCCGAGTGATAGTATATATAATATTCGCCAGGAAGAACCTGGCCCAAACCTAAATCAAACAATGATTTAAAATATAAATTTGAGTCGGCATCAATAAAACTTTCTGTTGCAGTGATTCCATCTTCATCTTCAAAAACAACCAAATAAGAATCTGCGTCCAGAGAAGAGACTATTGCGCCGTCAACTAGCGATAGCATCCTTCCAATATTAATGCTTGATAAAGAAACGCTTATCCAGTCTCCTGTTTTTAGGTTTTCTGATACACTCGGGAAAGATATCCTTCTTCTTACCGAAGGAATCTTTTCTACCGCAGGAGTTTCATTTGAAAAATAAGTAAACCAAGCCATTATTATATCTCTTTATAAAGTATCTCAAATTCATATGAGTCAATATTATCATCATCTACTTCTATTTCAAAAACAGCCTCATATTGTGGAACTCCACCAGTTAAAACAACAGAAGTAAGGGATACTAAATTAAGATTGCTATAGGGTCTTACATTGGTTGTATCGTAATATTGTTCTCTTCCTGATTCGTAATCAATTGAAGAAGAACTGATAAAATTACTTCCATCATTTCCATTATGTGTGTGATTTGCCAGGTCGATTCCAGCTATTCTTACGCCTTCTTCAACAAATATATCTCCCTTAATGGTGCCTCCGTCGATCCTCAAATATTGAGGGTGTGCATCTCCGTCTATGTCATCGAGATCATTATGGGAAGACCTAAGGCTTGCCCTAGAACTTGTGTCTACTAAAGTATTTTCAAAAAGAGACCTATATGTATCAGAGTCTGGCGATTCTTGTGTTAAGACATTTGCTTTTCTTATCGCCCCAACACCTTCTAACTGCACCATGTAGTTTACGTATCTTCTTTTTAATCTTATAGCTTGCATTAGCGCATCAAATCTTTTATACACTTGAACATTTCTTTGAATCATGTCTGTTGTTACAGCGCCCAAATTTCCTGTTATTGCACTTGTTGCAACAAAAACTTCCTTCATCAAAGTGGGTATATTGTTTTTAATATTAGTTGTTGACACGTCAAACAGCATTGGGTCAACTATTTTTGATTTCATACTCAATGCTGGCATAAGGTACTTGTTATAAAACGTTTCAGACGTTTCTACGCTATCTCTTTTAATCAGATTTAATAGCGTGTCTATTTCAGCTGTATATGAGTTTACTTTGACTGAAAAAAATGCTTGAAATTGAGCGGCTTGTTTTTTTGAGATTTGATCCAACTCGGATTGGGGGATTGACGCTGGCGCTGACGTGATTTCGGTGGCAATGAGTTTCGTATAGTGCGTTGCTGAGCTCGACCAGTCTGAAATGTATTTTGCAATTTGCGCTTCTGTGCCATCTCTGTACTCTTCCCCTATGTAGTAAGTGACGATATTTTTTAATATTGCAAGTTCTCTCAGCAAGAAGGTAAGGGCTTTTCTTGCCTCAAGAAGGTGACCAAATGTGGTATGAACTACGGATAGTTCGTATTCTTTCATGAAGTTTCTGCATGCTCGGCAGAGGTGCTTTTCTGCAAACAGATATTCTTGAAATATAATAAAGTTTGGTTTGTCTTTTGTTTTTGCTGTAGTGTTTTCTTTTGTTATATCTTTCCACACTGCGTTGTGCGCATTCTCAAGATCAATCCAGGCATAAGGATTAATCGTTACTTTGGACATGTTATCTTCTATTTCTCTTATTAAACCAAGAATCATTTTTTCTGCAAAAAAGACATTTGATCTAACATGATCAATTGCTACTTCAGAAAAATCAGTTGAATAGTTGTGCCTTGTCTTTGTCTTTGAATTTTTAAGAGCTTCTTGTCTATCTGAAAGCGTAGTGTATACGCTTTCATCATTTGATACATTTTCATCAAAGACATCCTCAAGAGCTGAGCTTTCTCCAAAACCATACTTAGCCATAATTTACCTTAGAACACTTTCCTTTTAAGACCACTTTTACCACTAGACCTATACCCTTTTGCAAAAGATGATTTGCCTGCAAGAGAACCCGCTCTTCCAGAGACAAAACCAGAAGAAGATTCATCTGGATAATCTGAGTCTGCACTTGAAGAGTTCGGCATAAAGAAAGTGTTTGAAAAACTTTCTGTTTTTGAGGTGAACTTTGCTTTGTGTAGTTCACTGTAGTTTTCCGTAATCGAAAGAAGGGCTAGAATTAGGGCATCGTGTGCGTGATCAACTGCTGATCCGCCGGCTTCAAAAACGGGTCTTCCTGTTTGAGTTGTTCTTACGACAACATAAGATATTAATTGCATAAACATCTCATCGTCTTTGGCCGGAAAAACCAACGCCTCTTTTTCAAGATATTGACGAAGATTGTCGACCATGTATGGTTTGATTTCTTTTTTGACAATCTGTTTTGTGTATGGATCTCTAATATCAATAGTCTCGCTAAAGCTAACGCCTTTTACTTTTGTCTTTAGTCCAGTGATCGGATTCTCAACTCCATACTTGTGAAGCAGTTCTACCTGAACTTCTCCATAACCTCTGTCAACATAAATATGTTTGGGCTGGAATATGTCATTTAACTCAACAATTCTAGAGACCGCTTTTGTAAGAGTATATTCAGATCTTTCGATTTCTTCCCTGTATGCAAGTCTTACTTTGTTTCTAAACCTCTGCTCCTCATATGAGTCTGAGCAGGCTTCTAGAACAACAATATTTGTACCAGCACCGTATTTGTCCCAGTCAACACCCATTGTTAAAAAGCTTCTAGCAGAAGTTAGCTCCGGTATATAATTCCAGCTTGGTTCAATAAATGCTTTGTCAATATACTTTCTGGGATAGACGCCTTCTGCGTCTTCACCCCAGTCAGCTTCAATTTCGTGTCTGTATCCAACTTCTGAATACTGCTCCCTAAACTCTTCTTCTTGTTCTTTTGAGAAATAGGGGTTTGCATATGATGGGTACCAAAACTCTTTAAACCTGGGGCTTCTGCACCATTCCCAAAATCTTTCTCTTCTACCTGTTGGAGTTGAGGCACCAATGAGAACTTTGTCTGGTTGATCTTCGGCAGTCTTCTGAAGCATTGCATAAAGTGCGTCAAGGTCATCTGCATGCATGTAGTCCATCTCGTCAAGAACAATGACGTGGGCCTCTTGACCTCTAGCTACGTCAGACTTTCCACCAGACCTCATGCCGGAAGTAAAGAATCTAATTGTTGACCCATTGGTGAACTGAATCATAAACTGAGGTGATGTAACTTTTCTTGAAATAGAGTTCATTACTATTTCGTTTTTTGCAGCAAGGCGCAAGATCTCCTGATAGATAAGTTCTACGTGAGACTTCATTGGCGCAATAACTAGACACCTACCATCTTTATGGGTGTAACTATAGTGAAGTAGATAGATTGCCATACTAAAGGTCTTGCCAAGACGACGGCCTGCTCTTAAAACTTTTCTTAAAGAAGGATCTCTTAATATTAAAGTTTGATAGACTCTTGTGCGCGCATCCAAAAACTCTCTGGCCCAAACGCAAGGATCTTTAGCTATGTGCAGTTGCCTTTGCTGCTCTGCGGTTATTCCGCATGTCGAGAAGCTCATAGTCTAATTCAAAAGGCTCGTCAACAAGAAGTGCAAGCTCTCTGTTTGTTATATCTCTCTCAGTGATAGTTGAGCCATCTGCCCAAGTTAAATGCTGAAGCTTATTTCTAAACACCCATTCAATTCTATTAATCTCTTTTAGGGTGTCGACATCTTGCATCTTGATAATTTCAAGAAGATCTTCTTTTGGAAGCTTTTCAAGCTTCTTTCTAAATTCTAGAGTTTTATTTTTTAATGCATTTGACATATTATTTACCCAAAGTGTGCAGCCATCATTCCTGCTTCGGCGCCCAACATACTTCTAGCATTTAGTCTAGAGTTTTGAATAGCCATTACACCTCTTGCTCTAGATGTTGCAGCTACTTCATTATCTTTAAAACCCATTCCAAACAACGGTTTACGAATAGATCCTTGCATTGATTTTACAGCATCTTTTGCAAAATTACCAGCGGCAATAAAACCTTGTCCTGCCATTTTTGTTAAATCATAAACCAAAGAAGCTGTAGCTATTACGTTTATTCCAGGAATAGCGAGGCCCAGAGCCCTTGCTCCAGTTGCTCCTGCCAATCTCATTCCAACAGCTCTTTGTCCAGAAGCAAAAGCTTGAGTACTAAGTTTGCCCATGGATCTAACTCCAAACTTACCTAAATCATCAACAGTTTCTCCCGCTAAAAATGCTGCTGCCCTTTGTGCTGATTGTTGTCCAGTCCTTATACTCATCGTTCCATCGGCCTGAAGCGGAGTCATAGCTGAGACAATATTTGAACTAAGAGCATTATAAGCTCTAGTTCCCACAAACTTTGATGGATCCAACATAGTTCCCATATATTCAGTTGCAGCTCTACTTAAAACGCCTCTAGAAGTATCAGATATAGACTTTAATCTATTTCCTGCAACGCTTCGGCCATATCTAACATCTGCCATACCCCCTGTCATTACATCATCGATTAAAGAAGCTCTCATTCCTGCAGCTCTTGATGAAGAAACCCCTATGGTTGACATAGCTTCATCTGCCATTTGTCCAGCTACTCTTGTTACTGCTCCAGTTTGTCTACCCATTCTTACTATGTTTTCGTCTAAACCGCCAAGCTTTCTTCCAATTTTTGCAGCCTTTGCATTTGCTCTGGCAGTGCCTTTGGCTAGTAATCGTGCTTGCTTTTGTTCAAGAGCATAGGTGTTTGACATGGTCGTCATTCTTCCAAGAATACCGCCGGTCAACAATGGTTCATCTGCAGCTCTAGTTATACCCTTTGCTGCGAGAATTTTGTCTCCTCTTCCACCTCTTTCGAGCATTGAGTTAAAGAAGCTTGCTCCTTGAAATGGTGTATAAAAACCTTGGTTTGCAACTCCAGACAAGTTTGTTACAGAACTAAATCTATTGAATATTCTTGGTCTTGCGGTAAAGCTGTTTATTCTTGCTGGTTGGACTATTGCAGTTTTTGTTGCTGCGTCAATGTTTCTTGCTCGACCAAAAAGAAAAGCTCCTTGAGTTGGCCTTTGTGCGGTGTCGCCAACAAATGCACCGTACTTCCTTGCTTGATTAACCCTTCTTTTTTGTCTTAATTTTCCTACTCTTCCAAGGTCTTGTGGGTCAGCGTTTGCAACATCAAGGAATCCACCTTGAAACATTGTGTTAGAAAATCTTCTGGCGTTAAACAAAGCCGTAGCTGTAAAGCTTGGCATGTTCTCCATCATTCTAAATGCTATTGGGATATCTGCACCAACTGCACCCATTCCTGCCATAGTTGCGCCAGCACCAACAGTTGGCACGTCATAGGACTCGCCACCGTATTCAAACTGACCTGTCATAGGGTTAAGTGGCACTAGGGTCTCCTGGAGTTGTGCATACCGAGAACTATGTCTCCGGTTGCATTAAGGGATTGTGCTGTTGCCAAAGATGAGTTAGAAAATGGAGATTGCCTAAGAAGCTGTTCATTCCTTCTTGTGTACGCTGCGGCATTTGCAAAGGATGCGCCTGCGCCTGCGCCCGCGCCACCTATCATTCCTGTCAATCCACCAATGACTCCACCAGCTATTCCGTCCAATGACACCTCTTCTTGCGCCAAATGAAGCTCCAGCCATTGCTCCGCCAACCGTGCCAACGGCACCGCCAAATTTCATAGGCCCTTCAATACCCATGTTGACGCCGTATTTATCCATGTTCATTGCTCTTGCGGCGCCAGAAATTGGACCAAGCCCTGCTTGAGAAACTAAAAGACTTGGTGTTAAGTCAGTGCCAAGAATTGCTCTATCTGCTTCTGGGTTGTCAAAAGCTATGTCCATAGCGTTGTCAATTGCTGATTGTCCAACTGTATCGGAAAGACCTTTAGTGACGGCTCCGGCTACGGCAAGCCCCATAACAGCCTTTGATCTACTGGCAGCTCCAACTGCTCTTCCTATGCTGTTTAAAATTGCCATCATCAACCTCCGTATAGATTGTTGTATTTTTGAGGACCCATTCTTGTGTGGTTTATCTTGTTTCTATCAAGATTACCTACAACGCCCGCTGTTGCAAGAGGGTCCCTTCTCGTGCTTCTTGGCGTATTTGTTGAAATAGTTTCATTATTTGAGTAGGCAACATTGCCTCTGCTGCTATTTTCTGTAGGCTGCTCCTCCATGGTTTCGCCATAAAGATCAGACTCTTTTCTTTTCTTTGCTATATAGTAACCAGCGCTCAACAATCCAACAGCTGCTAATCCCATACCTACTTTAGGAGCAACTTTTCTATAGGTCTCCCTTACCGCATCATCCCTTAATGATCGGCCGACTCTAGTCCCCAATATTCCTTTGTCCAAGTTCTTGCGGGCAAAGGTCCTTTGTAGTCTTCTTCTAAACCCAGAATCTTGATAGGCCCTTTCAAGAGTGGCTTCGTATGCTTCATAGGATTCTCTGCCCATTTCTCCACTTTGAATTCTTTGAAGAGTTCCTGCAGCTATTTTCCCATCTGCTTCAGCCTGCTCCAAAATGCCTAAGGTCGTATCGTCCATTCTTCCCTGGAAAGCTATGTGTGCGTCTCCAAACTTGTTAACAGAGAATTGATAAAGTCTTTGGAAAGCGTCTGTGTCGTTTTGCAGAGATGACACTTGGTCAATTATTGCAGCTACTCCTGCCCCTTCCCTTCCCTCTATGGAGCCAACAACAAGACCTCGTTTAGTAAGAGAATCTCTAATCATATCCCTTACTTTATCTTTCCCCTCGGTTTCAAACATGCCGAGTATTTGACGTGCTTGATTAACGTTTGCAAACTTACCTTGCTCTACTGCATCTTTTAGATTGTCTGCACTGGTTAAAAACTCTAATTGATCGGTTATACCTCTAGCCAATTGATCAGCTATGTCTCTTCTTATTACTGAACCACCGCTATTCACATCTGCTGCTAAATCTCCAAAAACAAGATTTACTGCTCTTCCCTCTTCTCTTTCTATAGCTGACAGACCGAATTTATTGACTCCATATTCACTTAAAAATTCATCACTCAAAAATTTTACAGGGCCTCTTCCGCCACCTAGATCAATATCTATTTGTTTTAGTATGTCTGTTGAAATAATGGGCCTAGAAACTTCACCAGAAGCTCCAAATACATAATTTTGTGTTTGTGTTCTTGCAAACGAGATTCCAAACTCGCTTAAATATTCTCCAACTTTTCTGCCTGTATTTGCATTGAACTCGCTGACCCTATCGGAAAGCTCTGCTGGAGAAACGCCACTACCAGCGACTCTACTAACAATTGTTCTAGCTAAACTGTCCGAAGCTTGAGCTCCCTCTTCACCAAAAGGTATACCAGAAGTTATTGATGCTATGCTAACAAAACCTCTTCTCAAATATGGATCATCTATACCAGTTTCTATTCCAGCTGAGGCAAGTCTTGTCAGATAGTCGCTTGCTTGACCTTGATTAATCAACATGTTATTAGCTGACATTACTCTGTCTAATCCCATTTGAGAAAAAATCTCTGGTCTTTCTCCAAATTCTTGGAAACCAAGTATTTCTCTGGTTGCGGCAAGAGAGTCTATTAATTGATCTTCAACTGCCCTATCTCCCG